CTCAAGAGCAGATAAAATAGTCAATCATCCTGGTGATATAGTAGTGAACTGATGCTCTCATCTAAGGAACAGGTGTCACTGTTTTATCAGGAATTTATGAAGACTTCAGAGGAAGACTGGCCACTTTATGATGAAAGATGGTTAGATGGTCGATGCCCAGAATTGGTGGTGACTTCTCATTTGATGAAAGGACAGACACGAACCGAAATCAAGCAGGGGTTTGACCTCAAAAGCAAGACCTTAACAAGGCTTATAAAAAACATTAATACCATGACTAGCACCACCGTATCAGGTCAAGACAAATCTACAAGGAGAGCCTATGAGGAGGTTGAATCCCATGATTGCACTAACCGATGTGTTGTTTGCAGACGCTCTATCTATAGGGATAAAATGGACGTTTTTGGCCGACTGAGATCTGGATATTTCATGCCATACTACTTGGTGCCTAGGTCTGACAAGGGTTTCAGCCTCACAAGTGTGTATGCCTCATGTGAGATTTGTGTCACAACAGAAACATTCAGGAATAATTTGATGAATGCTTCAGACAAACAACCTTCCACTCATGCTCAATACATTGCAGACTATCTTCTTTACAGAACACCCAAGTCTGGTTACAAGTGCTCACTTGACACTCTCTTGTTCGATGGAAAGGCTCTTGAGCTCTTTGACCCTCAATTCCTGGATTATCCCAACCCACAATTGGTGATATCATACCATCTACTAAAGTCATTGTCAAAGGCAGAGATTCAGAGCGGGTTTGGTATAACGTCAAAAACCTACACACGAGTCCACTCTCGGATCATCTCAAAAGACCTGGCAGACAACGTAGACTTCTTGCCTTTCACAACCACAAAATATTACAAATTGATGGAAAACCAAGACACCTCCAAGTGTGTGAAGTGTGGTCGTTCTCTTACTCCCCACTCAAAAGATTGCTTTGGTAGACAAAAGGAGGATTGTTTGACGGCGTACCACATTTATCCAGTGTCTCAGTTCCCCGATCTTCAATATGAAGCCACCAATCTCAGATCCTCATGTAAAGAATGCAATGACAAACTTGGCTGCTCTATAGATGAAGAACTGAAACACACTGTGGCACACACCTTACTCTACAACTTCAAACCCACTAAAAAACCAATAAAGCCAGGACCTTGCTGGGCAAAGATTGATGCAGGAAAACTCCTCAGGGAAGGGTCACGATTGTACTTTAGCCTCCGGTTCAAGAAGGGTGCAATTGAACCACATATTTCTACTAAATACACCGAGGGGAGTCAGGAGGTGGATGACAAGACTATCAATGGATACATCTCAGCTTTAGGATGGCCTCAATCTGAATGGGATGTGGATCCAGAACATCATCACATATCACAAGAAGGCCTTTCAAAGATCAATAAGAAACTGATGGAATCCTCGGATTGGACACTGGAACAGCTGAGAACGTTGAAGGAAGCTGTGGAAGATTTGTATGGAGGTAAAGAAGTTAGTTCCTTAAAACTCATTGAGTTTGTCAGAAGGTACCCTGGTATCAACCACAGATTTCAGGCTATAGACTTAAGTGGGTCCAATATAAAACACATGATGGATCTGGTTGAATTCTCCTTCCAGCTAAAGAAAAATGGTCATAGGATTTATTGTCTAGAGGGGGTTTGTTCTGTTGACGGGAAGTTGACTACTGTAATGGAAGACTTGGATTTATGTTTCTCAATCAGGGACTGGGTCTATCTAGTTGATATAAAAACGCAGCCTTTCAAGAAAGAGTGGACAGAATCTAAGTCGGGCACTTATTCAGACCTCTCAACACCATCTCTTGACATCAGCAATCGAATTTTTCCAGGTGAGTGTTTTCAAATATCATTTCCAGGAAAGAAGTATGATAGGGTGTTAAAAATGAGTCACTGTGAGAGCTTTTCTTATTCCAATGAGTTTGAGAATGCAGAACAAGCTATCACTCTGGCCCAATCCTTTAGTTTAGAAGAAGTTAAAGGCTGCTTTGATCACCTGGCACTCAGACTAAAAACAGAGAACAAGGGATTCAAAGACTTACACTCTTCACAGACCTACAGTGACTCCATGGTCTCGTCAGCAACCAATATGATTAAGAGCAACTCATCATTTGTGGCAGAGGCGTATGAAGATCTCATGAGTGAATGCGCAGGTCTTGGGCAAAAGAAAAAAGATCACCTATGCACTTCCTATTATGAGGATGTAAGCAAGCTTCACCATAAGCCCTTTATCAAACACACTCCGTTGATTAGGTCGGACTACAAGAATGTGGATGATATGGTTTCAAAGTGCGTAAGTATGACGAAAACCCCAGGCATGATTTGGCTATTATCTCTTTGCACAGACCAAGAATGGCATCCCAATGGTGAAGAGTTGGAGTATGCAAGGATGGAGAGGGGTTCGCGGTTTGTAGAGATGGATTCAGACACACTCCAAAACATACAGATAAAAGCTGCGATGAGAGTGCCTGGAAGAACAACTCCAACGGCTATAAAGTTTCGAGTCAGAACAGGGACTGTCAAAGAGTTTATGAAAGGCACGCTGACAGGTAGAGGAGATTACAGACAAGCTTGTTATGACAACCGACATCGAGTAAGTTCTAAAAGAACTATCTCTAGTTTCCAAGAGCTAGAAGATTTACTCAGTGCCGATGTGTCTATACTTTCTGAGTCTGATAACATGCCAATGACCAGAAACACCAAAGTTATGTGGACTATGATAGGTCAGCTCCGTGTAGACACCCGAGTAGACGAAAAAATTCAGGATGTGATTGGGTCAACTTACCAGAGAATTGCTAAAACTAAATGCCATGATTTGCTGGAGCAAATTTCCCAGATTTATGAACTGTCCAGCCTCTCAAAGAAAAAGATAAAACCCATGAGAAAGATCAAAGCATGGACGGGTCGGTCATCTGTAGAGTCCCAGGAAGTGTATATGTCTGTGTCTAACTATGATGGTAGGTTAGGATTCTCTTTCAACACAATATCCTCGGTGGATGCTAAGGACAGTTGGCAATTCTCAGCTGGTGCTTTCCAAGCTTACAGTTTGAACATGGCTTGGCCACACAGGGGAACAATGTCAGAACCAACTTCAATCAGTCTGGTTCAAGAGAACTGGGGGGTATCATTGTACGCTCGTGGCTTATCATGGTTCACAATGAGACTGAATGTTGCTGCTCACACTATGCCTAAAATGATAAAGGAGAGGCAACGAACTGGAGAGGGGCAGGTTAGCATGACAACAATGGTGTTTGGCACACTGCTGGGATTCATCAACAATAGTCGGTTTTCTCAGTCATCCGAGATTGTTCGATACTTCTTCAACAATTCAACTGGCATATCAGGTGATGTATCCAAGCTATATGAGAAGATATCGAGGTACAAGCCAGCTTACCTGATAACTAAACTGTACATGCTCCGGTTGCATAAGATGGTCACTTGTTTCTCCATGATCAAGGCTAACAGACGGCAGAAAGAAATAATCACTAGCAGCAAGAGCAGTCAGTTGTTGCTTGACAAACATTATTCATTTGATGATTGGGAAGTTGCGTTTCCGCATGAGGAAGAACCAAGTAGCTCACAACAAAATCTGTTTAATTCATTCTATGTTTGTAAGAACCTGTCAGTTTTTCGACATACCAAAATCATGAGCGAGGCAGAAGTGGTTTTGAAAGCACAAAAGAACCGTCTAGACTACATAGAGAGATATGAAGACAAAACCACATTTTATAGAGACAAAGTGGCTCTTATTAATGCTATAAAGTCAGCTGAACTAGAAGGTAATGGGGTTTACAAAGCTAACTTCCCGGTGTTAATTTTCTCAGCAGTCTGGTCTATATACACTGTATTCATGGCTCAGGCAAAGAGACAAAAGAGATATTTCAAGAAACACAAGCACAAATCCATTGGGAACATAGCTGAGAGGATGTTCAATTTGTCAGAGGTCACTGGGAGGGTTAGGTACTCAGAAATGTACAACAACAGAGGAGGAGTGAGAGATGAGGGTCCCAATGGGCTTTGTGTGTCACATGACGTGTCAAAGAGGAATGTTCATGAGAAAAAGGGAGCTTACAGTTGGGCTGAAGATGATCTCAGGAAATCATTGCTGGACTCTATGGAGGAGAGGGTGCTAAAGCAAAAAAAGAAACAGTATGAGGAAAAGGGTGAAGCCTGCGGTGCAAAGAAATTCAAAGTTACAATGGATGACCACATGTCCATCAATCAAAACATTCGGTGCTATGCTGGACTAATCAAGAACTATTCACAGATGTTGTCCAAAACCGCAACGTGTGAGTCATCAACATCCTTCAAAAGCATAAAGGCTCCAATCATGGGAAGTATGGAAAACAAGTTAACCATTGAAGATGTGAAGAAAGTTTTGAAGTACCCCGATTGGGCTTGGCCGGTTCTTCTATACAATTTAGAGAGAAAAGCTCCTTCTATAGCCAAAATGGTGCACAAAGATCAGATAGGTCCTCGAGAAATCGCAGTTTTAAACACCCATTTGCGAGTGATTTGCAAGGTTTTGGAAGATGATGCTAGAAAGATAGAGGCTGTCGAGCATGCACTGGGAGACACCACCAACCTAATCGACCGATCAAAGAAGAAGGAACTTGTTATGACCTCTTACAGACACCACAAGAAGAAAGTCATAGAAGGTAACTTGGATGAAGTTTTCGATAGTGCTGACAACTCACAGTGGGGACCCTCAATCATAGCATGGAGCATGTATATAACCTTGGGGATGAGGACTACTAATCAATCCAAGAGACTCATACAAAGAGCTTGTTTGGAAAGCTTTTCTAACAAGGTGATCAAAATCCCAGACGTTCTGTTCCAGTCATACAAACCATCATTGGCAGAGGAATACAGACAAAACAAAACACAGGACAGCAGTTACAGTAATTCAGTTCACCAGTGCTACTCAGACATGGAAGAATGGGAATTCCTAGGGGTAGGGGATCTGAAGAAGCAAATCTTTGAGTCTCCTGAAGGGATGTTTATGGGAACCCTTGGCAGCACATCCAGTGTTTTCCATAGTGATGCAATGAGGCTCTCATCGAGTTTGATTGAGGACATTATGTCGTTCATGAGTGTCGAAATAGTCAACCATGCTACATCAGATGACTCAGGAAGACTGGTGAATTACACAAAGCCGGATCAGGTTCCTGATTTCCCTTTGACACGAGGATTTGCAAGAGGGTCTCATCATAGAAAATTGATCGAGGTGCTGAATGGGGTTCATCTACTAATTCTGAACTCTGTGGGAATAAAAAGAAATGAGGTAAAAAGTTTTTTTTCAAAGTTTCTATTTGAGTTCAATAGTGTGTTTTTCACTATTCAAGGCATGTTTGAACCAACCATCAAATCACGACTTGCGTATGTGGATTACAGCCATGACCATGATCTCTACCTATCTGCGTTGAAGTCCGTTAATCAAGCACAAGAATTTCAAAGAAACAATGGCGGGGTCATCGGAGCCTACTGGGTTCACCTCATAAACAATCTCCTTCATGTGAAACAATTTCAGCTAGAATCTTTTTTGTTCAAACATCCTAATGAAATTCATGTCACACCATTGGAGTTGGGGGGTCTTGTTCAGCCGGACTGTGCTAGGCAACTGTCATACAACCTGCTGGCCCGATTGTGGAAGAATTACAGTCAGGCTCTCACGAATAAGGAGGTGGTGGGTCAAACATTCGCATTCACAATGTTGATGTCCAAAGATCTAGACAGACCAGAAAGACTATCTCAATATGATGATGATTGGGGTAAAGCCAATTACATACCATCGGTGGGTCGGTCTGGCATTGCATATGTGGCTAATTACGTCCCAAAAAGAGTCAGGATAATGAGAGAGATTATAGACCAACTCACACTTGGAGATCTGTTGCCTTTGCTAGAGGGGAGATGGACAACCACACAGATTAAAGGGATTATTGATTGCGTGTTAAGGGAAGAGGCTGTAGGATCCAGGGAAAGCTCAGATCGATTTAGGGATTCTCAAATACCTAGAGATGCGGTATTGTATGCTGTGAGGTCTAAGACTTACCAGTTGCTATCTGGAGCGCCTAAGGTTAACAGACAAGGGCTTGAGGACATCAGGGATAAATGGAAAAAAAACAAAACAGGCAGACGGCAAGAAACATCAATGGGAGACATCAAGCTGGATGAGCTGAAGATAAATTATAAAGAACTGTTTGATAGAACAAAAAGCCACATCAACAAAACGGAAACTGAATTCAGGATGATTGATGTGCCAAAGGTGTTTATGGTCAGAATAAACCAAGTTCTTCATGAGCACCAAGTTGTGGTAGACTACACTGACTACTCGTTTGTTGTGGAAGCTATGTCGAAATTTGAGAATGAGATGCTGCCTGATGTGCTAGAAGGAAAGCTTAATCCTCTGGTGTTCTTGGAAAATAGAACTTTGGTCTCTAGAAAACATAAAAAGTTGCAGCGATCAAAGTGCAAGGTGAAGTTGAACATATTGGAGTCTGAGGTATCTTATTCCTGGGGTGTGAAACTTTTGCTCTCAAATTTCTGTGAAGGCCAAAAAATGTTAATGACAGCCCTAAGAGTGACGGAGAGAGATAGGCAATGCAGAGTGGCAGTGAACATTCTGAAAGAAGTAAGGTGCTTAAAAGGGTTAGATCAAAAGGATATGGACTCTATTCACATGTTCAGCCTAAACACAGAAGAAGGACCACCGCCTGTTAGCAAGGTGAGGATTGATCATCTCATGGAGCATTACTGGAACAAAGGAGTCAAGAGCTTGAGGTTGACAGCAGCTTATCAAGAAGTTTTCAATGAGTTCTGTGATTTACCTCATAGATTTCTCATAGGGTCACAAGTGTTGAGATCTTTAAAAATGGACAGAGCAGGGATGACTAGGAGAGTTTCAGATGAGGGAAAGATAATTTATTTGACAACTGAAAACACAGTTCAAACTAAGTACAATGACATCATAATAGAGAAAGCAAAATATTTCGAACACAACCAATTGTTGGATAGTAGGATGGAAAGCAAGCCAAGGGAGGGGTATTACGGAGATGGAACGGAAGATAGGTACAAATATGTGAGGATTCCCGAATCTGAGAGTTTGTTAGGAGTTGAGTTCAGAAGAAGGAATCGCCATGTGTGCATGTACGTGGAAAAGGTGCTGGTGGCTTTCCTGGAACCTGAAATACCCCGCGAAGGAACTGCCATTAAGGTGTTGGCTTTGGGTCCAAACAAGACTACTATGAAAAATTATCTCTCAAAAAAAATAGACAGTTGGGGGTTATCAGAGAATTACAAGAATCAAATGGCCATAAAGTTTAGATTGGGTCTTGACGTGCCACCAGAGGAAGTGGACTCAGAACTAGTGTTCGAAGAGCCAGAGCTGGGTGAGTTATTTTCAGAACCAGATGAGGAAGAACAGGATGAGATGTTTAATTTTCTCTTTCAGCCTATGAATTTGGGAATTGAAGTGGAATCAGATGAGGAACCTGAACCTCCGGACATAGATGTGAATCTTGAGTTAGACAAAGACATGAAGGAGGCAGACATATCTAGTGTGAGCTCATATAACCCTTATAGACAATCAGCAAGCATATTGGTAGAAACAGGGGTTCCTAGGAGATTGCACTATTGGTTGGAGAAAGGGACATCTAGGCCAAAGATAGTGATGGATGCGGTGGAGAGGGTTTTTGAGATGGAGTATAGTGACGGGATTCAGCCTTCCATTTATTCGGTGGATTTTGGAGTGAGAGTCCCGGAGTCAGAACTAGTTGAATACGGAGGGATCAAATATTTCCTTGTGACACCAAAGAGCCCATATGAAGGGGTTTTAGGATCTGTCTGGGAAAGGTTTAAAACCATGTTCAATGAAAGCAAAGTACTAAGGTCGGAT